TGAAATTATCTTCAGCTTTTAAATTGTCATCAACTCCACCAACAAGAGCAATACCTATGCTCTGGGAGTTGTACCCTTTTACATGTGCACCAACAACATTTATATCTCTGCCATTTTCTATAGTGCCATCTCTTTTAATAACTTTGTGGTATCCTATATCTAACCACCCTTGTCCTCTGTGAATTTTTCTAACCCACTCAGCATCAATATCCATTTCAGGTTTAGTGGCAGTGCAGTGCACCACAATGTAATTAGTTTTTTTTCTTTCTGTCATCTAAACATCTCCTTATAGCTTTAATACGTTGTTGTTGTTTTGGTTCTCTAATCCATGCAGCAGGAATAGAGACATCAGAAAAATTAAAACCAAACCGATCACACCACATGGCATAAGTTGTTTTGCTTTTCTTTCCGATTCTTGTTCTTGAATTGCTAAAAACAAATCGTATATCAAGATCAGGATGTTGCTCTTTAATAAGCTTATGTTTTGATCTATCACTAGACACAAATTGTCCTTTAGCTTCAATGATAATTCCATTAGGTAAAATAAAATCTGGTGTATATTTAGAAGTTGGCTTAGAGTATTTAACTGTAAGTGTTTCATACTCAAACTTAATTCTTTGTTGACACAACTGACTTGCAATTTCTTTCTCCAAACCACTTCTAAATTTTCTCGGACTAGAAGTCTTCTGCTTCTTCTGGTACTTCATCTTCTGTGGCTGAATCTGTATCAGGTGATTCATAACCTTTTTCTTCTTTAAATCCATGCTTACCCATATCTCCATTTTTACCTGAGACAAGATCAATGATTTGAACTGCTTTTAATCGCAGACTACAACCATAACCATTACCTGCCATAAAATAGGGAATTAACAGAGCACTAACTTTACACTTTGTTCCTCCCCATATTTGTTCATTAGTTAGCTTACGACCTTTAGCATCAACAACCATTGGTTTCATATCAGCTTGTGTTCCATCTTTAAGATTAATCTTTGATTTTTGTTTAAAGTTAAAAACAAGATTTCCAGTTGGTTGATCTTGATCATCTAGCTCTTCTCTATATGGTAAAGCAGCAGCTTTTGTTTTTTTACCATTAGCAAGTTCTTTAGCCTTGCTTATAGTATCTTGTATTTTTTTTATAAGTGGAGCTGCTTGTTCTTTAGTAAGAATCAAGCCAAGCTTGTAATCACCAGGTTTTGAATATTGATCGTCTGGATAGTTAAGCCAAGGGTATCTTGCTATACCAGTGTCAGTAACTACTTGTTCAAATTTATTTGCCATATCTATTCCTTTCTAAAAGTAGCAACACATAGATTTAATACCTATGTGGATTAGTTATTATGAAAAAAAGAACTCAGATTCTAATACCTGATCTATAATTAAATCTCCTTTTGCAGGTGGCATTGGAACTTGATCTTTTTTTGATTCAGGAAGCATTGAAATAATGTCATTCCTAAAATCCATTAACACATCATGGCTCTTGTAGATATCAACAAAAGTTGCTCTACAACATTCACCAAGACGTTCTACGTCAGCAGCTAGTGTTCCATAACTATCATGCACCATAGCAAAATCTTTTATGCCCTCTGCAAAAGCAGTACACAAAGTCATTTGTAAATGACAGCTATCAAGAGCATGTACCCAGTTAGGTGAAACCCCTGCTGCTTGTTTTCTTTTATCCCACTTACTGTTAAGGTTCTCATCTGAAACTTTCAGTTGTGGTCTAAAAACTTTTCCCATTAATTTTGTTTGTATTTGTAGTGGCTTATAATTTTCGTAAGCTTGTTGGACTGGAAAACCCATAGGTGTATACCACACTATGGGAATGCCCTCGGCACTGGCAATTCGTGCCACATCTTGTAACCACTTCATTACTTTAGATGCAGCTTCAATTACATCACTAGCCACTTGCCACATAATTTTTGCAAGATAACTACAAGCTTTTAATAGCTCATCACCAAAAGGATGCATGTGGCCTTTCTCTTTTCTTTTCTGAACTATTTCATTTACAAAATCAGTCCAAGAATATTGTCTACTTCCATAACATATTGTCATGGTAGGTCTCTTAGCTATGCTTCGATCAACACCAAAGTCTAACCACTTCTGAGCAAAAGGGTTCTCTTCTTTTTGTAATCTTAGTATTACATTGTCTGCGACTTTTTGATAAATGTCGGCAGGCACTTCACTTGGAATCATGTTTACTTGTTTGCCAGTAACTAAGCTTCGGATTGATGCACTAAAATGTTGGAGACCTGAACATGTTGCATCCATAGATATTGGCAGTGAACTTTTATATTCTAAACCTTGGTCTAAAAAATTTTTCCATTCAAAACAAAAGGCAAGAAACTGCCAAGGGTCATCAGCATCCATCCAAAACTTATTATTGTAGGGATCTTCTGCCGATGCTTTTATTTTATCATTGTGTTCTTCAACAAAATCTATTCGATCCTGAAAAGAACACTTATCATATCCAAAACAATTAGAGCCATGTATTGCAAGATAACATGCACCTTTCTCACCTAATGGTTTTGCATTCGCAAATGTAAGTAATGCTTTTTGATAATCAGCTCCTTGAGGATTTAAAAAGGCAGTTGTTGCATATAGCCTACCTCTAAAATCTAATTGATAAGGAAAGTAAAACTTATAGTTATAGAACTTGTCAGCTAACTCGAATGTTTTTGCACATTGTATTTGCTTTGATTTATGTCTTTCAACTTCACCATACCATACGACCATCTGAGCTTTATACTTTCTAAGTATCTCTTTATTTTTTAATGACTCTTCACTTGGCTTAATTGGTTTTTCATCTTTAAGATCACCAGGAACTGATCCAACAGTATGGCCTTTCTCCCAAAAATGTTTTTGTACTTTCAGGATTTCTCTATTAATAACAAAAGGTGTTTCCTGACAGATGTTTATAGAATCATACACACCAGTCATATCTTTTTCAGCCAACTCTTGCAGATATTTATTGTTTTTAGTTTTTACTACAGTAAGTGGTGGTAAATGGTCAGAGTAGTATCCACCTCCATGAGGTGAACTCCATGCTTTAGGTATGACAACTGTCGGTAATCTTTCAGGATGTAGTATTGATCCTCTGAGTTTTTTCTCTCTAATCCATTTAATACATTTATCAGTTGGACTTATAAATTTTTGTACCTTTTTTCCTTTTCTAAAATCTAACTCAGTAAATAGATTGCTCACTAGCTCAACAATTACATAAAGAGTTCTACCAACTCTAAGTTTATCTTTTACAGTCCATTCTATTCTTTGTAGGCCATCCCTTTGTGATGCTTCTAAATATTTTCTACGACTATACTCGTAGCCTGCATTTCTACTTTTTAAATCAGCATAAATTTTATTAAACAATTCTGGGTTTTGTTCTTCCATAGCTTGACAATTTATTTCGTCTAGTATGTGCTTGCCAATTTTAATAAATGTAGATGTAGCAGGCTTTCTTCTAGTTGCATTATTAAGTAAAGTTTTTAATGTAATTGAAGCTGCTTTATCAGGCTCTATCAGTTGTAAATTTTCAATAGCTTGTGCTCTAAGCACTGGACTATTTTTTGCTTTTTCATTGGCTATGTACTCATCCAGTTTATCAGCCACTGGTTTTATAAAATATTTAACTAAATACTTAGCATAATCTGTGGTTGCTTCCTGACCTCTCTCTTTTTTCTTCTCGTTGTTTTTCTCATATCTATTGATGCCTAACACTCGACTCTCAAGCTCTAGGTTTATTTGTTCCTGAAGATTTACTTGCTCTTTAATCTTATCTGCCATTACTACTCCTTATAACTGACATTAAATACAACCACATAGGCATTAAAACTATCGGTTGACATAGAGACAAGGCTATTTTGTTGGGGAGGAAATCAAAGAATGCCAAGGTGCAAGGAAGATGCTTATGATTTTGAATCCTTTGCATAAAACTAAGCCTTGCTCACTGTGGCTTTCAGAGTAGCCAATGTCACTATGTCACCAAATCGTGTCACTTTAGTGTCACCACTTTTGTAGACTGTAATATGTCTCTTGCTTGCTCTAAATTCTTATCACACAAGTGAGCATAGCGAAGAGTTGTTTGCATGGATTTGTGACCCATCCACTTCATAACCACAGTCAGTGGTACACCCTTTTGTACCAGTCGAGATGCACAAGTGTGTCGGCAAATGTGTGGTACAAAATCTTCATCATTTCTATCTAAATGAATTCTTACTCGATTCCACCAGGCTCTGACCTGATGATCTTTAAAAATAAACCTATTGTATTTCTTAAGTATACTTGCAGCTCTATCAGTCAAATATACAGTTCTCTCTAAATCATTCTTACTACCATAGACAATCATAGAGTTATCTTTTTCGTTGAAGTCTTTGAGAGAAACTTTAAGAGCTTCACTTCGCCATCGCAGTCCAGTGTCTATTAAGAATACTACAAAGTCAGAGAACTCTTTGTTGCACTGGTCAAGAAATTTTATGATCTTTGCTTCGTCATCATAAGATAAAAAACTAAGTCTACCTTTACCCTCTTTAAGTTGTTCGAGTTTAGGTTGATGCTCTAGTGCACCTATCTTAACTGCATATCTAAATGACCTAGACATTACTGCATTGTATCTATTAACTGTTGCATTAGAAACCTTACGTTGTTCTGTAAGATGGTCTCTTACTTCTTCAAGGTGCTTATACTTTATGCAGCTTACTGGTAAGTTCTTACCTAAGATATCCATTATAAGTTTCATCTTAGAAAAACTATTTAGTTTTACTTCATGCTCATAAAATCGTTTATGTACGTCAGAAAATAAGTTCTCTAAAGTGTATATAGATTTTACCTTTTTACCAGTCGGTATAGGTAAACCCTTTTCTAGTGCATGCATCACTTCAGCATAAAATAACTTAGCTTCACTTTGTGTTGCAAACACTGGCCTTATTCTCTGTGGCTTGTGATCTTTACCAAGAAAACAATCAGCAATCCACTTGTTTCCTCTAAATATTACTCCCACAAATGCTCCTCTCTATAAAACTAGTATCACATGGTAGAGGTGGTGGGACTTGAACCCACAAGAACCGAAGTTCACTGGATTTTGAATCCAGCATGTTTACCAATTTCATCACACCTCCATCTTCTCGTGTATACGAGTAGCTAACCTCTCACCTTTGTGTGTAAGCTTAACTAATTTGTTTCTTCTATCAGTAGGGTCTTCAAAAGACTCCACTAGTTCATGACCTTTAACCCTATGTCTATTTATTGCAGATAACATAGCGACATTTCTTGATAATGTAGACTGTGGCATATTAAGGTTTTGTATTAGTTTTTGCATTGAGATGCTTTCGCTTGCCATAGCTACATTTAAAAAAGTCCTCATAGTCTGTACCAACATTTCTGGGTCGTATTCCTGAAAACATTGATAAATATCATCTAGGCAAGTAAAGCATTTATTTCTTTTTGCTTTCTTTACTACCATTTTTTACTCCTCTAGGTGTTATTACACACCTAATTTTATTAACACCGACATTATACTCATTTGTAGGTGTTTTTTCCACAAAAAAGAGACTTGAATTTAATTGAGAATATTCACAATAAATCCTATAAAAATAAAAATTAAGATAAATAAACACTCTCTCCTCCTTTTTGTTTAACTTAATTACATTAGAATAGTGCATCATAGTAAATACCCTTTTCTAATAATTGTTTATATTTAGCTGCTTCTAAATAATGTTTATCAGCAACCGTTTCTAAACCTAACACTGAATAATTTCTCGCCAGTATTAGGTGATCATCATATGCCTTTTGGCAGTTAATGATTCTTGTGTCAGAGTCAGCACCAGTATACTTGGTCATCCTCTTGCTCCTCTGTTATATCTTCATCTTCAATTATGTATTTATAACCTTTAGGCATGTTTTCTACATCGACAACACACCCTCCTTGAATTTTAATTGTAATTACTTTATCCATCACTCACTCCTCTCTTCCTTTTGTGATACAGTTTCATTTTTTTTCTTCTTTCATCATTCGCTATTTCCCTGATTAGAAATTTTATACCATTTCTATATCTGTCTAGTTTTTCCCATTCTGTAT